CATGTTGCCATAAAGTAACTCTACCGGCTGTAGTATTAAAAGTTGCAGTCTCTATAATTGTTGCCGTTGCCGTTGTTGACAATGTTAACGTTATGCCCGCAAATGAAAGAGTACCAGACACAGCGCCGCTATTAGCAATAGACAACGTAATTGTAGTTCCAGCAATAACAGTAACCACTGCGCCAGTCCCAATACCTGTTCCAGTTACTTCTTGGTTTCGTAAAATACCAGTTGCGCTATTGACTATAATTGTAAACGCGGCAGAGCTGCCTGTTGCCGTGGTAGAAGCCAGTGTAGGAGTAATCACAGAAACAGTAGCGCCAGAATTTATGCTGGTAGAAACAACTAACTGCCCAACAGCAACTAAATTATTTGGTGCTATAGTAATACTGGTGCTTGCATTAGTTGTTGCAATTGATGCATAAAAAAGCAAATCTTGTGTGCTTAGAGTTGCACCCGCATTAACGGGGTACTTAAAGACTTGAGAAAAATATCCAGCAGTTCTATACGTGCCTAATGCGCCACCTGCATCATACCAGCAATCGTCACGTACGTTATAAATAATAGCATCATTGCACTCGGTTGAATTGCCAGATGGGTAGAACCACCAGATTTCGCCAAAACGAGGAACTTTGTTAGCATAAACTTTTTGACGTTGTACGTAGTTTAAATTGTCAAAGAAATAATTTTGATTAAAATTGTTCTTAATTTCTTTAACTATACCGTTGTAAAGCAAAAATCGATCAGTACCACACCAATAATAGATGCCATCATACTCAATGACAGATTGACTGGATAAGATAGATGATTGACTAGAAATAATGTCATAGCGCCAATACAAAGTACTTGCGCCTATAGTTGTAGGCGCGTATGATACGCGAATAAGAGAATCCAGTGCCCAAAATAATCCTGATGGAGCATTAGAACCTCCACGCACAGGAAGCCCTTTAACAATCTTGGTTGATGAGACGTTGGTTTCATTAGCGTCTGCACCATTCCAGTCATACGGGTTACCTGCAGAACAGTTTTTAATCAGCCCATTGTCGCCATACACAAAAACATACGGGTGCAATACAACCACGCCTCCAGCAACTTCAATAATATCATTGGTTGGAGTTGAGCCAGAAGAGTCTACAAGAGGGGATAATGTAAGTCCAAAAATGTCACCAGCAAGAACAGGTGATAAAGCTATTGCATCAATTTGTGCTAAGTTTTGTCCGGCATGAGCTAGTAACAATTGATCACCAGAACCTAGCGAGTCAAAACTTGAATCAAACTGCCATAGGTTTAAATCATTTGCTGTGAAAGTTGTGATTGTAGCAACTGTAATAGAAAATCCAGAACCTGAACCACCAAGATTGGTGTTTGACGCGCTTAATGTATCACCAATGACATAGTTATTACCATAACTTGTAAGCGTCACAGAAGTCACAGCGCCACCAGATACAACAATAGTGGCTTTTGCACCAGAACCAGAGCCACCAGTTAATGGCACAGCCGTATAAGTGGCATTTACATAACCAGAACCTCCAACAAGTGTGCTTAGCGTTAAGGCTCTTCCTGTAAAAGTAAACTGATTAACACCAGCCCCAATGCCTGAGTTGTCAATATTGATAACTTCAAGACCGTCGTCGTAGCCATTAAAAACTTGATTATTGCCATCAACTGAGTTAACGTATATGCCACGAGAATAGCCATGCGTGTCTTCAGTAATGGCTCTATACCCAGCTATCTTGCGAGGACGACCACGCTGAAACCTTACCCATTTTCCATCAGTATAGAAGTTCATGTCAAATACAGTTCCATCCCGCTGAACGCCGGGTTGAGTGTCAAGAGCAAAAACTTTTTTGGTCATCAGAAAGTCCCACCCGCAACACCACCCGTAAAGTTCCCTGTGCCAACAATTGCCAAACCAGAAGCTGAAACTGTTGAGCGCAATACACCAAGAATGGCAATATTAAACTCACCCGAAGCCGCTCGATACACGCCCGTTGTGGTTTCTGATGAGAAGTTCAAAGACGGCGCGCCAACTGAGCCATTGATCAAACTGATTGAGGACGATCCTGCAAGAATTGTATTGGCGTTGTATAAGTTAACTGAGTCACAAACCAGTGTGGCTTGAGTGCCAGTAGTCAACACAGCCGTGGCTCCAGCGCCTGTAGATATTGTGACCGTGTAAGCGTTTGTGGTTTCATTCAGGACGTAGTAAACCTGAACCGTTGATGGAATGATAATTGTCACATTACCTGTTAAAGCGCCTGTGTATTTCTGAATGACATTAGATGCTTCAGACGCAGTTAAAGTATACGTGCCTGTAAGTACGGCTTTGGAAAGTTGAGTAAACGCAAACTGCGTTGATTTACCTAGACCAACTGTGTAAAACGTAGTGCCAGAACAAACAATGATTGCTGAGTCAGTAGGCTGCAAAATAATGGAAGCAGAGGCATTTATGGTGTTGCCACTAGAGCCTGCAACTGTTAATGCGCCTGACCCGCTATTTCGCAAAAACATAAACCAATTGTCGCCAAGCGTAGATGCAAGAGTTAGTGTTAAAGTTCCCGCACCGCCAGTCCATACATATGTATTTGCGCGATCTGTAGCAAGTGCTGTGTAACTAGACGAAAATGTTGTAACTGGCTGTGACTGATTTAATGTTTGACCAATGGCCAATAGCCCATAGCCTGCCAATGTTGAAGCATCAGCACCTGATGAGCCAATACCATAGGCAATAACGCCCCATGTCCCTTGCTCATCTACATTGTCAGTGATGTAAATGTATTGTGCCTCGCCAGCAACAATGGTAGCAATTACGTTTAAGCCATCATAGTCCATGACGTCAAAGTCTTCGCCACCTATATTGCGAATTAGCGCATCTTGACCTACTGAGGCTTGATTGGCGGGTGGCATCCACAGCTCAAGCCCGGCAGGGCTGGCTGTAACTTCCATTATTCTTGCTGCGTAAGTCTCTGTGCCATTACCGTCAAATGGCCAAAAAAGCTGTGTGTCACTAGTAAGTGTCAAACTAGCATAAGAAACATCTGTAGGTTGTATTACATTGCCAGTAAACGGGCTGTTGTATGTTGTCATGTATCAAGTACCGTTGTTTGACGGTCTCCAATTCTGATTACGTCTTCTGCTTTTAATGTTGACACAATTTGCTGATATTGAGCTTGCCACAGCGGTAGACGTTCGTCATTCTTAAGGAATGGCATTGCTTGTAAGAGTGAGCCATACAATAATGCTTGCGGTGCATAGATAGTAAACCAGTTGGTCTGATTGGTGCTATCTAAAGGTTGTACACGTTCGTAGTAAAGAATCTCAAACGTGTAATTTGCAGCCGGTGTAGGTGCTACCAGCCAACGAGTATAGTCATAGTCACAGTAGTACAAAGGCAAGTCAGTTTGTGTACTATCAGGCCAGTATTCACGTAAGTACTCATACTTGCGCAAGTAAATAGGCGTTCTAACGCCGTCAGATGTTACATTCATTGACACAGTTTTGTGCCAACGTACAGGCTTATCAAGGACCGGATTGCCTATGGTCATTGCGCTTGTTGCAACGTTTAAGTTACCTAAAAACTTTAAGTCTGCTGCAAGCGTTTGCTCACACAGCATGATGAACCTAGGAATTTGGGTAAGCGTGGCAGTATCTGTACGCTCCAAATACTGCTGTATGTCTGTGACTAGGCTATCATATGTCATTACCGATGCAGTAGTCATACGGTGGTGCCCTTTATGCTAACATGATTATATGTCAAAACATTGAATTTATGCATACACACGAGTACCAGCTTTGTCAATTATTAGCGCTTGACGGCGAGCAAACCCAATAATGTCATTTGGAATTGATACATGCGTCCAGCGATCAAACTCTCGAATCACTTGATCATACCCAAGGGTTGAAGAGATGATGGCCTTAACAACTTGGTCAGGCGTCATGCCTGGGACTCTTAGATCAGCTGCACAGCCAACTCGATGCTGACTGGTATCCTTGCTTCCAACTGCGTCATTGACAGCCTTGCTACGAAAAGCGCTGTTTACCATAATCGGTTTGCCGCTGAGGATTGTTTTAACTTCTTCAAGAAACGCTGCAAGGCGCTTAAGATTTGCAAGCTCTTGTGCATTTGGTATGTTGTCCAGTTCCCGATGGTCGGTATGTGTTAACTCTTCAAGAGTAAAGTGTTCACTAAGGTTCATTTCTTCACCTTGTCGGCTATCTTCTCAAAAGTACGACCGCCAAAATAAAATGACATCACTACCATGCCCCAATTTCCTAAGAGTTCTACGTAGTTACCCCTAGTCTCTAAGTCAAACATTGAAGCAATTGCAAACCCCGTGTATGCCAATAAAATAAATATAAGTACCATTGGGCGAATGTTCTTGGACAGCCAAGAGTCGCTAACCATATCTGCTTTAAGACGTTCAGTTAACTCATGGGCTTCGGCAACATCGGCATTGAGCTTTGCCAACTCGCCATTTTGTTGCATCTCCAAAAACTTTAGTTTAGCTTGCTCTGCCTGTGCTGGGTCAGGAAACACCTTGTCTAAGATTTTTCCGCCAATGTCTATAAGTGCGCCGATAGGTATCATTTCTGTTCCTTCAATTCACGTTTAAGTTTACGAAGTTCTTTCATCTCTTGTTTCAACTGTGCCCGCATGTATAGGGTTTCTACGTATGCCATTGAAGTGACTCCTACAATGATACATATTGCAACTCCTATCAAAATCCAACAGACAAGTTTCGTATTTCCCACATGAGCCACCCAAAGAATAGAGATATAAACGTCACGGCAATCACCCCACTTGTTAATTCAATGACCCGAATCTCGTCCTGCTCTTTACGCCACCTTGCCAACCTTGCTCTACGAATCATCTCAGACCTTGCCCACTCTTGTTCTTGCTCTATTTTGGCGTGCATCTTGAGAAACCTGCTATACAAATCTTTCAACTCAGGCGGGGCATAGACCATTGCCTCTCTGGTCTGCTCCATCAACTTCTCCATCTGCAACTCAATCAAAGCCCGCTCTATGGCTTTTTGACTGGTGTTTTGCGTTGGGTCGTAGTTGGTCTTACTTGTTTCTTCTAACTCAATGTAGTAGTTATTGATTGATTGCTGTGTGTCAAAAAGGACTCCGAGGTTTGCCCCAATCTCGCTGATGAGTTTGAGTTCAAGGTCTTCGTAAGACTGCTTCTTTGCTGCGGCTTTCTTTTGCGCCACAGGCTTTGCTTTGGCTGGCTCGGCGCGTTTAAACAGTCCAATGAACCAGTCAAATATGCCTTTGATAGCCTTAACATCGCTAATGACTCCCTCGACAGTTTTCTTGGCTCCTTCCAACTCCATGCGTCCATCGTGGAGCATGTTGCATC